ATCATCCGAGCGCAGGCAACGGAGAAGGGTGCCCCCGTGCGCCTGAACGTCGAGAAGGTCATCTTGAACGTGAACCCGCGCATCTACCCCGAGCTGGAGCTTGAAAATGGAAGCTGAGTGGGACCCCGACCCGAAGGACCGGGAGTACTTCCGCGAATGCACGAGCGGACAGCTCGGGTGGCTCGTACGTCGCGAGGGCGTGGACCGCATCAAGTTGGACCGAGCGATGGACATCTGTGTGCCTTACGGCATCGACTGGCTGGCCGAGTCCGACCACCGTCCGCTGAACATGGCGCATCTGGCGCAGGTGGCCTTCGCGGCCGACCGGATGCTGAACCGGTTCCTGGGCAACCAGGAGAACGCGGTCAAGCAGTGGGAGAGCCTGAGCGACGAGCAGCGGCGCGGGTGGATCGAGACCGGGCCGAAGAACGAGGGGATGCGGAAGGACTTGTACCAGGCGGTCATGGCAGCGCTAGCGAGGCACGCCAAGTGAACCAGCCGCCAGTGGACCAAGGGCTCTCGACTCGTCCACCGGAGGAGTCGACGTTGCTCGCGTGGGCACAGCGAGAGGTGGCGGGCGTGCTCCGGGCCGTGCTGACGACGGTGAACCGCCTGACGACGAGCGCGTCAACGACGGTGACGAGCTCGGGGACCATCGACGGGACGACGGACGTCACGTTGGCAGACGCCGCTGCGGGGGCCATCGTCTTGACGCTCCCGTCCCCGGCGGCGTGGATACGCCGGATTCGGGTAGTGAAGGTCGATGCATCGGCGAACACCGTGACCGTTGCCGGCGCGGCAGCGGGCTCCACGGTGCTCGCTGCCCAGTGGGACGTGCTGGAAGTGGTCTGTGACGGCGAGGATTTCTACTGATGGGCTACCTGTATCAACCGTCGAAGTGGGGGCAGGAGTACCATGATCTGACCCAAGACGAGGCGTTGGGCGCGGGTGCCGCAGGCCCGGGCAAGACCGAAGTGCTGCTGTGGGAGCCGCTTGCTCAGATCGTGGTCGAGGAGGACCGGCAAGTGAACAATCGGCACTTGCACCCGGTGGCGCGGGGGAACTCGGGAGGGTGGGCGCTCCATCTTCGTCGGACGATGCCGATGCTCGAACAGACCATTGTGAGGTCGAAGAAGGTATTCAATCAGCTGGACCCCGGGGCGAAGTTCAACGACCAGACGCACACATGGCTGTTCTCTAGCGGCTACCGCTACCAGTTTGGGCACTGCAAGGACCCGAGCGACTGGGAGATGTACTTCAGTTCGCAGTACACGGAGGTCCTGTTTGACGAGCTGGTGCAGTTCACTGAGGAGCAGTACGACCAAATCTCGGGACGCTTGCGCTCGACGGACCCGGTGCTCTCGAAGATGCTCAAGGTCCGCAGCATGTCGAACCCGTTCATGTCCAGGGAAGGCATGGACGGCGTGAGCACTGGCGTCGATCCCCTATGGGTGCGGAAGAGGTTCGTGGACGCGGACCCCGGTGGGCGTGTCACCAGGTACAGGAAGTTCAAGTTGTACTCAGGGGAGGAGGCGCGGATTTCGCGCATCTACCTACCAGCGAAGTTGAGCGACAACCCGAATCCTGAGTACGTGCGGCAGTACGAGACACGCCTGCGCGGCATGAAACCGCACATGCAGAAGGCGCTACTGGAGGGCGACTGGTACTCGGTGTTCGGCTCGTTCTACGGAGACGACTGGGACAACTCGCTGCACATCTGCAAGCCGTTCAAGATACCGGACGACTGGGCACGCTTCCGCTCGATGGACTGGGGCTTCAAGGCGCCAGGGTGTATTCACTGGTGGGCGATGGACCCGGACGGCAACATGTTCTGCGAGCGCGAATTCTACTTCAAGCTGATGACGGGGCGTCAGGTGGCGAAGCGAGTGCGGGACATGGAGACGAACATGGGACTCTGGTACGGCGACGGCTCGCGCATCACGGGGCCAGCCGACAACCAGCTTTGGGAAGCGCGCGGGTCGAGCGCGGTGTCCATCGCGGCGGAGATGGCGAAGGAGGGCGTGAACTGGGTGAAGGCCGACAAGACCAGTCGCGAACGGAACGCCGGGCTGTTTTTGGGGCGCCTCCAGGACCACAACAACAGGACGAGCCAGCCGGGTATTGTGTTCTTCGATGCGTGCAAGCAGGCCATCCGCACAATCCCGTCGATTCTGGCCGATACGGGCTCTCCCGAGGTGCCGCAGGACGGCGGCGACGACCACGCCCACGACTCCGTGCTATACGCCAATGCGTTCGCTTCGCATGGGCGTGCGGGGATTCCGAGCAAGAAGAGCAAGCGGCGGGCTGACTACGAAGAGCGCACCAGCGACCGCGGGCAGTACGGGTACGGAGACAGCGGGTACTGAACATGGGCGAATCATCGGAATTGGAAGTCAACGAGAACGGCGACCCGGTCATCGACTTGTCCGAGGAGGAGGAGGGTGAGGAGAAGATGCCGCCCTACGACGAGACGCTGCCGAACCTCGTCGAGACGTTCATGGCATCGGAGGAGGGGCGCGAGGAGCTGAAGGAGATCGCAAATCTGGTCTGCGAGGACTTCGACCGCGACTGGGAGGGGAGCGAGAAGGACCGCAAGAAGTTCGCCAAGGACATGGTGCTGTTCGGGGGCGACCTCCCCCCGAAGACGTTCCCCTGGGAGAACGCAGCAAACGCGCACGTCCCGATCATGCTGGAGAACATGCTGCGCCTCCAGACGCGCATTGAGTCGGAGCTGTTCTCAGACTGGGAGGAGGTGGCCACCTTCCCGCCGCTCGTGGGCGACGGGAACGGAGATGTCTCTGAGATTCTGACGTTGCACACGAACTGGCAGATTCGGGAACAGATCGAAGACTTCGACCAGCAGATGCAGCGCGGGCTGATGCACTTCCTGATGGGGAACGTGTCATTCCGTTCGTACTTCGACCACGAGAACGAGACGAACCACCACTGCGTCCTGACCCCGGACGAGTTCGTGACGCCATTCGCGTTCAGTTCGACGCGCACGGACTACGGCGACATGCCGCACTACACGATGGTGCTCCGGTACTACCGGCACCAGCTCCAGGCTTACCGCGATGTGTGGGTGGGTGTGGACGAGGTGCTCGACAAGGAGCCCAATGGATTCGGTGACGACCCCGAGATGCCTGTGCGCGAGGCGCAGGCGAAGTTGTCCGGGGAGGACGTGCCGAGCGACTTGTCGAAGGGCGCCCCGTACGTGTTGCTGCACTACGAGGGGTGGATGGAACTCCCCCAGCAGGACCGCGACCGCTGGGTGCAGGTGGTTGTGGACAAGACCACGAAGAGCGTGCTGAAGCTGGCGATTCACGAGAAGCCAGACTGGCAGGACAAGGCACGATTCGACCAGCAGACGGCGGAGTTCTCGCAGTACTCGGCGATGAAGGCGCAGCACTTGGCGGCCCTGGAGCAGATTCAGACTCGGGTGCTCCAGGTGCGCCCGATGGTAGACGGCGGGCAGGTCGCGATGGACCACGGCGCGCAGATTGTGGACCACTTGACCGCCGCCATCCCGCCGCCTCCGCCCGCCCCTGAATGGCTGGCGGATCCCGAGGACCTTGTTACGGGACCGAAGCCGCCGAAGATGCGTTCGATCCTGATGTTCACGCACGGCATGTGCATGGTGCCCATGACGGGCAGCAGGGGCATCGGCCCGGGCAGGATGCTCGCCGACTACAACCGGGCGGCGAACGTGAGCCTGAGTCACTTCGTGGACTCCTGCACGCTCGCGAACGCCTCTGGGCTCATCGTGGCGGACACTGTGGACTTCGAGCGTCCGTTCTCGTGGGCGCCAGGGAAGATCAACAAGGTGAAGGGCGTCAGCGGCGCGGAACTGAAAAACGCCATCATGCCGTACACGCCAGCCCCGGCGAACAGCCAGTTGCTCCAAATCGTGCAACTGATGCAGGCCAGCGGTCAGTCGGCGGCGCAGGCCCCCGACGTGCTCAGTGGCGCCTCGGGCAAGTCTGGCGAGACGTACCGGGGGCACGCGACCCGTCTTGAGCAAGCCACGAAGAACCTCACCGTCATCGGCCGGCGCTTCGCGAAGGTGGTGCGGCAGTTGCTCAAGAACAACGCCGAACTAAACTCGGTGTTCTGCAAGGACGAGGAGATCATCGCGGTGACGCGCGGGGCGACGGCGACGATGCAACAGGTCCGGGTCACGCGCGAGATGTACCAGCAAGGGTATCGCGTCGAGGTCTCGTCGAAGATGGACTTCAGCGGCGAGAGCGAGAAGCAGGAGCACGCGGACCAGATCCTCCAGATGACCACGGCGTTCCCGCCGCTACTGAACAACCTGCCGTACTTCCAGCAAGCCGTCATGGGCGCACTGAAGGCGCGGAAGCGCCGCGACCTGATAGCGTTCCTCGGGCCGCTCCTGCCGCCACCGGAGACGCCAATGAACCTCCCCCCTCCTCCTCCCCCGGGGATGGAAGGCATGATGGGGCCGCCGCCAGGAGGGCCACCCCCGCAGGGAGGAGGGGCGCCGCCGCATCACCCTCCGGCACCGAAGGCGGCAGCCCCGACCCCGCCGATGCCAGATGGCGGAACGGGGCCAGTGAACCACCCGACAGGCCCAGGAGGCCCAGCGCCGGGTAACGCCCCGCCGCAGCCAGGAGCAGTCCAATGAACGAAGCGGAGGAGTGGAAGGCGGCGTTCGACAGGAACCCGTACAAGCTGGCGCTGGAGCGCGAGCTTACGGAGCAGATCGGAATGGCCATGCTGACAGTGCTCGGCGCGAGCAGGAACAGCACGGACCCGAAGTGTACGCGCGCAGCAGAGCGTTACGATGTCCTGCTCGCGACGTTGGCGAGATTGCAACAGAAGGAAGACGATGAAATCAGGCACAGCAACGACGGCCCAAGCCCTACCGAACCAGACTGAAGAACAAGAGCACGATGCGGTCATGCGAATCGGGCGAGCAATCGCCGCTTCGCAGTCTCCCCCAGGGGCACTGGGGCTCGGGAGGCTCCTCGACGCGAGGCGCATCAAGTACAATATCCCGGACGAAGCGTTCGAGATGCAAGCGGCCTTCGACCGCATCCTCGTGTGGCAGGTGGATTCGCTGCACCAGGAGCAGCACGCGGAGAAGCACGGTGTCGATGCCGCCGGCAAGTTCGCGGGCACGAACATCTACATGCCGGACACGACACGGAAGGGACGCCGAGAGGAGACCCCTCGCGGAGTCATCGTGTCGGCGGGGCTGCTGGCGCTCGACAACCTGCGCAGCAACGGCATCGACGTGGGGCACATCGTGAACTTCATCCGCTTGGCCCCGTGGCGCATCCCGATAGCTTCGCACGCCGGGCACGTCTCGCATCTGATGGTGCTCAGGGACGGGGACCTGATCGCGAGCGAGGATATCGTGGGGCAGATGAAGCGGCGCGAGGTCCACATCCGTGGAGTGGAACGGGAGGGCGGCGGGACGACGCACGTCTTCCTCGACACGAACGGCAAGTCATGGGTTCCCAAAGAACCCTTCGTTGACGAGAGCTACTGAAGGAGAAAGTCATGGCGAACAAAACAAGTGTATACGGCGGTGACGAAGAGCTGGACGAGAAGCCGGTCGATGACCCGGTCGTAGACACGTCCGGGGACGAGGAGGAGGAGTTGGACTCGGCGACTCCAGCCGGGCCATCCCGCGACGAGAAGCGGCGCAACCGGCAGTGGATGAACCGCGAAGAGAAGGCGGCCCTTCTGCGAGAACTCGAAGAGACGAAGCAGCGAGCCGAGCAGGCGATCCTCGGCGCGCAGCAGGCGACGCTCTACGCCCAGAAGATGGCGGGCTCAGGGCAGCAACTGCAGCAGCGCGACCCGCTGGACGAAGCAGACGCGCAACTGGACAAGGAGCGCCAGCTCCTCAACGACCGTTACCAGTTCGCCTACGCCGGGGGAAAGCGCCCGACCAACGAGGAGCAGCGGGCTTTCGAGACCGAGGCGAAACTGCTGGAGCGCCGCACGACTCAGATCGAGGTGTCGCGTCAGATGCGGCACCTGCAGCAGCCGCAGCAGAATACCGCTGCCGAGGTGTTCAAGGCGAACCTTCGCCAGCGATATCCGGAGGCAACGAGCAACCCGCAGGCGATGGCCTACGCAGAGGGGCAGCAGAAGATGCTCCAGGCGCAGGGGCACGACCCGTGGGCTCCCGCCACCGTGGATATCGCGATGAAGGCCGCCGAACGGGCGTTCCGCATCGGCTCCCACAAGCAAGGGGCAGTCCGCGCACCGGACTCGTCGATGCGCGAACGGCTGTCTGGCTCCCGTCCGGGGGCAGTGGGGGGTGGCTCTGGAGAGGCCCCCAGTGACGGCAAAATGGTGATGACGAAGGAGAACCGAAAGCTCGCCAACGCCGCGTATTCTCACATCAAAGACGAGACCACCAGGTGGAAGACTTGGGCACGCGCCCAGGCCAGCGATGACTAGTCGCGCCGCGACGAGAAAGAAAAAGGTGGCAGGCCCCCCCAGAATCCTCTAGGATTGGTTCAATTCGGCGAAAGCGCTTGCCCGCGTTACGTCTGAATCGGTGTCCTGGGTCCCCGCCTGGTTCGCCTGTAGAAAAACTCCGGGGAAGTCGCCACAGACTGCACCGTGTGGGACCGGAGTTTTTCTACATGGCATCTGCATCCGTACCGGCGAAGACCCCACGAAGCGACCCGCGCCCCCGCACCCACGACGGTGCGAACAAGGGCGTTGGCTTGTCGAATGCTCGTCCTGACCGCCACTACGTTGGCGTCGACCAGCACGGGAACGCCGTGAGCGACTACGAGTCTCGGGGGTACGAGATTGAGATAGCGGAGGAAGCGGGCGTCCGCTGGAACCGCAGGACTTGCAAGCTTGGTGAGCCCCTGGAGTACATGGGGCACGTTCTGATGTCGATTGACATCAGCGAGCACAAGCGGATTGAGCGCGAGGGCGATCACGGAGACGGCGGGCAGGAGCTTGCTGATCGGATCGAGAACGCGATTTTGGACAAGAGCGGCGCACAGAGGGATCTGATGCGCGGCTTGTCTGGCGGGTACGTCCGCCTTGAGAACGACGTGAAACCAATGGTCGCGGAACTGCGTTGAGGTTGAATCATGGCTGACAATCCCCTTCCGTACGGTATCCGCTGGGTAGGCTCTCAGGTGGGCGTCAGCGCCCCGAAGCCGTTCCGCGTTCGTCTTGCGTCTGGGCTGGCGCCGACAGTCGGCGGCACTGCGGTGAACCTTCGCCAGGGCGACCCGATGATCCAGCTTTCCTCGGGGTACTGGGGCGTGGGCATCGGCACCGAGGGCTCGGTGAGTCGAATCGGCGGCATCCTCTGCAACGTCGGCCCCGTCTTCGACGGCACGTCTATGAGCCCCATCAACCGCTTCGTCAGTGGCAGCGGCGTCTACGGCACGAACTTCGACCGGATGACGTACGCATGGGTTTACCCGGCAGACGGGCAAATCTTCGAGATGTGCTGCGATGACAAGACCACGTTCACCACGGAGGCGACCTATCTGGCTGCCATCGGGGAGAACTGCGACATGGTTCTCGCGGCTGACACGTCGAACGCGAACGACACCAGCATCAAGTCGCTCCTGGACATCAGCTCTCACCATGTGACTACCGCTGTTCAGTGGCGCCTTCTGGACCTCTCGCCTCGCATCAACGAGGACTACACCGGGCTGTACGTTCAGTACAAGGTGACGGTCGCGCAGACGCAATCTGCTCCCTACTACGTGACGGGAACCTGAGGCACACACATGTCGACCATTTTCAGTGGCGCGCTCTACCACACGCTCAAGAAGACCCTCCGGAACATCGTTACGGACAAGTCGGACGGCCTCGAAGACGGCCTTGTGCTCAAGCGGTTCATGGACGAGGGGACCATGGACGACCAGTACGTGGACGACCTGGAGGTCGGCGGCGTGCCGCTCGCGAGCGAGAAGGCCGAGGGCGCCGAGCTTTCGACCGGCTCACTTCGAGAGGGGACGCTGTCCCGGTACAACAGCCGCACGTTCGGGCTGAAGATGATCATCACCCGAGAGGCGATGGAGGACGTGAAGTACGACCAGGCTGTCAAACTTCAGCGGCGCCTCAAGCGCGCTCTCTACAAGACGGCCGACATCGACGCGACGAACGTGCTCGTCCGTGCCTTCAACAGCAGCTATGTCGGCGGTGACGGGGTGTCCCTGGGCAGCGCTTCGCACACGGTCCCTGGTGGGACGACGTTCTCCAACATCATGGCGACCCCGCTCAGTCCTTCGACGGCTGCTCTCGTCATCGCTACGAGCCAACTGATGAAGATGCCGGACCATTCCGGCCTCGTCTGCGGCATCATGCCGAAGAAAATCGTGTGCCCGGTGGACCAGTGGGCGACGTGGGCCATCCTCACGAAGTCCGCGGGCGCCCCGGCGGCCGGCGAGTTCAACGCCATCAACGTGGTGAAGACCGAGCTGGACATCACCGAGGTCGTCAAGAACAAGTACTGGAGCAACACCACGACCAACTGGGCGCTCATCACGGACGCCGAGAACGGTCTGAACTTCCTCTGGCGCCGCAAGCCGTCTGGTGATGACTGGGTGGACAACGACCAGCAGGTCTCGAAGTTCTCTCAGTCGGCCCGCTGGGCTCGCGGCTGGAGTGATGCACGCGGCATTTACCTCGTGAATGCCTGAGAGGCCACCATGTCGGCAAACCTTCCAATTTTCCCGAGCCTCCCCGGTATCAACATCGGCGCAGGCGTCGCCACGGACTACGGCACGCTGATCCCTCCCGGGTCGCGCGCGACATACGTGCGCTCCACGGGGTTCCAGTCTGGCGACCCCGAGGCGCTGAACGGGCGCATCTTCCTGACGCTGGCGGCCGGCCTCGCCGAGTGCCGATCTGGGTTGAACGACTTCGTGTTTGTGCTCCCGGGGCACAGCGAGTCGGTCACTACGGGCGGCATGTCTGCCTTGGTGGCTGGCACGCACATCATCGGCCTCGGGAACGGCGGCAACCGCCCGGTGTTCCGGTGGACTGCGACCACGAGCCAGTGGGCCATTGCGGTTGCTGACGTGACGTTCAGCAACCTCCGTCTCAGGACCGAGGGTGCGGTGGTCGTCAAGGCCATTGCTGTTACGGCGGCTGATGTCGTGTTCGACTCGTGCGAGATCGAGAACTCCTCTGGAGCCTCGAACTACGCGACCATCTGTGTCGAATTCGGCGTGGGCTCGTCTCGCGGGATGGTCTCAAACACCCGGTTCAGGGGCCTTGCGGCTGGCACGCCAGCCAACGCCATCAAGATCGACGCCACGACAGCGGACGGGCATCAGGTCCGTAGTTGCACATTCATCTGCCCTGGTCATGCGACCACTGGACAGATTCAGGTCAGTTCGGCAGTGACCAACTTCCTCATCGCCGATTGCGTCATGTATAACACGCTCGCGTCATCGCAGTTCTGCATCACGATCGATGCTGTGGCAGCGAATGGGATCATCTCGAACGTCCACATGGCGGTGCTGAACGCCGGCATTGCGTCTGCGCAGGGTATCTCCTTCGGCGCCACGTCGGTTGTCCGGTGCATCCAGACGTTCTGCACCGACGAGGCGTCTAAGAACGCCATTCTGGCCCCGGCGGCGGCGACGTGATGGAGCACATCGAAATCGGCAGACGGGCGCTCGAGGGAGCGGGCGGCCTTGCTGCGCTCATCGAATCGAAGGCCCCCGCTCAACTCGTCGGATTTTCGGTGGACGGCGGGGTGTTTCACCTGATCTTCAACACCTCGCCCGCCCGTCCCTCGAAGTCCGCGAAGGAATGAATCGATGACAGACTTCTCTGATGGTCTCAAGGCGACGTCTGGGGTTGTTGTCCCGCTGCTTACCACCTGAACAGCGCCCCTGGCGGGGCACGGAGACGCCATGCGTACCATCGGTCGTCACATGCCCCGTCCGCCCCACATGGGCGACTTTGTGGTGTCCTGCGATTACTGCGGGGTCAACTACTACCGCCGAGACCTGCGCCGCGACGGCTCGGGTCTGCTGGCGTGCGACAAGGATTTTGGCGGGGACCAGTTCACGCTGGACCAGGAGAACGCCGAGGGCGCCGACGAGCGCGGGCTGCCGCGTCCAGTGCAGGACGGGGGCAACATCGATCCGCCGATCACCGACACCCCTCCTGTGGTAGTACACCCTGACGGAGTACCCGGCTTTTGACCATCGCAAGTACCAGCGGGAGGAGCCTGAGCATCACGACGCTGGTGCTTCGGGCGTACCAGCGAGCGGGGCTCATGGGGCCGGAGCAGGGCACGAGTGGGCCAACGTGGACGCCGCGCTTCTCCATGGCCGTGGACTTCCTCCAGTCCATCGTGGACCAGCTCGCGACGGAGGGGACGTTCGCCCGGGCGGTGAGCTTCACGAACCTGACGCTCGTGTCGGGGACGTACGTCTACGCGCTGCCAGCGGGCGTATTCGATGTCATCGGAGACGGCTCGTACATCGAAGCGAGTGAGACGGACATCACGAGGGCGAGCGCCGAGACCCTGGTGGCTCAGAAGGACCGCGAGACGTGGCAGGGCATCACGGCGAAGGACGCCACGAGCACCCCGACGTTCTTCTTCGTGGACCGCACGGTGGACCCGGTGCAGGTGTACCTGTGGCCCATCCCTGACGAGGCGGGGACCATCCGGTTCCAGACGCAGCGCATCCTCGCCGACACGAAGCCCGGGACCGCTACGGTGGACCTGGAACGCTTCTGGACGGAATTTCTCATCTGGGAGCTGGCCCACCAGCTTGCCGTCTCGGCCAATAAGCTCCCGCACGGTCAGTATTGCTCACAGCAGGCGGCGATGCATAAGGAGCGCGCCAAGGCTCAGAGCAACCAGGGCGTGGCTTCTCAGATTGTGCTGACACACCGAACGGCGTGGAACTGATGAACATCTTCGTCAACGGCATCGGGGAGACGCTGGGCGATCCCATCGTGACGTGCAACTCGCTCCAGGTGGGAGCAGTCGTTTGGTACGTCCACCACACGGGGAGCGACGCCTACGACGGGCTCGACCGGGTGAAGCCGAAGGCCACAGTGGGCGCAGCGGTGGCGGCGGTATCCAATTCGGACGTTGTTGTTCTGCTCCCTGGGCACACCGAAAGCATCACCGCGAGCATCCCGGTGGCGGCCCCGTGCTTCATCGTCGGGGCGGGCTCCAGCGGAGGCGTGCCGACCGTCACGCTCACCCGTTCATCGGCGGATGCAAACGCCATGTTCGCCGTCTCCTCGAACAACGTGCTGTTCGGCAACATCAAGTTCGCTGCCAGTACAGCAGCAACGGCACAGTCCCGCATCTCTCTCGCCGCGTCCACGGTGCGCGCCACGGTGCGCGGGTGCTACTTCGAGAGCGGGGCCAACGACACTGGGGCGGGCAACGCCATCTCGGTCAGCACCAACGTGAGGCGCCTGTCCATCAAGGACACGACGTTCATCTCGACGGCCACGGTCGTCACGGCGCAACCCGGGTCGGCCATATCGCACGCGGCTGGGACGGCGGGCTCTTATTGGGTCATGGAGGATGTGACCTTCGATGGGGGCACGGCGGGATTCGGGCACTACGGGGAGGCGTTTACTGATAGCCTGGCATCGGTGACGGGTTTCCGGTACGAGCGCATCTCGCTCCTTCGCGGGGCCGACCTGTTCATATCGTCGTCCAGTACCGGGGTGCTGACGTCGGTTACATCCAGACTCGGGGGAGAGGTGAGCTGGTGAAGAACTTCCCTCATGGCATCGGCGAAGCGCTGGGCGACGCGCTGGTCACGGCGGCGACATTCCGCACTGACGGCTCTGTTTTCTACGTCCACCACACGGGGAGCGACGCCTACGATGGGCTCGACCGGGTGAAGCCGAAAGCGACGATGAACGGCGCGGTTTCGGCGACATTCGACGGAGACACGGTTGTTCTGCTCCCTGGGCACACCGAAACGGTTATGTCGCAAATCACGGTGCCCTACCGAATCAACATCGTTGGGTCGGGCACGAGCGGCGGCGTCCCGACCCCGACGCTGACATGGGGGGGATCGTCGAGCGTGGCGATGTTGGATGTCGCGGCGGACGGGGTCCTGATCGGGGGCATACGCTTCGCCCCTAGCTCGGTAACGGGGACAACGACAACGCGCATATTCATTGAAGCCAACTACTTCACGCTTCGCGGTTGCTACATTGAGTGCGGGGCAAACGACGACTATGGGGTGGTCGTCGAGTCTCTGATGTCGGCAGCGACCATCGAGGACACGACGTTCATCTCGACGGCCACGGTCGTCACGGCGCAGCCGGTGGTGGCGGTGTACTTCTTGGCATCCCCGGCAGAGACCGGCTCCGAAGGGTGGTACTTCGACAACGTAACCTTCGACGGAGGGGCTGCGGGGTTTTCTAACTTCTCGGCCTACGACGACACGCTATCTCGTAGCGACCTGAAGCTCTACGAGGGAGTGACATTGGCAAACGGGGCGGACATGGCGATCAAGGGCGAGAGCAACGGCGTCCTGAACGTGGTCGACTCCGAATCTGGCGGAATGGTGGACTGGTAACATGCATCTAATCTCACCCATCGCTGCTGGTGTCCCGGACGCAGCGGACGGCCTCGTCTTCGTTCGAGCTCGGGGGGCTTCCACCCTCGCGACCTGCTACTCGTCCTTCGAGGGCGACGTGCTCAGTCAGCCGGCAACGGGCATCGTGCTCGACTCGAACGGCAGCAAGATTGTCTACGTCAACTCACTGGTGGACGTCGAAGTCCAGGATAGCACTGGCGCGGCGGTGCGGCAGTTTGTGGCCGGCGCAGCGGCGCCCAATGTCGAGGTCCAGAGTCTCGCGTTCACCGGGGCGGACTACGACACCGGGGCGGCGGCGGCGGGGAACCCCACAACCGTGCAGGACGTGTTCGATGACGTCCTAACGAGCTTCGGAACGACGGACTGGAACGTGCTGCTCGGGGGCTCCTCCGTGACCGTGCAGGCGGCGCTCTCGTCGATGTACGGCATCTTCTACAACGTGAAGGGGACGTCGTACGGGGCGACTGGTGACGGCGTCGCGGACGACACGACCCCCGTTCAGAACGCCATCACAGCGGCCGGGACGGCGGGCGGCGGAATCGTGTTCTTCCCGAAGGGGTCGTACCGCATCACAGCGAAGCTGACTGTTCCTGTGGGGGTGTCGCTGTGGGGGTGCGGCGGAACAGTGTCGGTCATCAAGATGGACCACGCGACCGCGGACACGCTGGAGTACGGCACCGGGACCGGGTACTCGCCGCAGGAGATTCGGAGCCTTGGCATCACAGCTGCCCAGGCGAACACCGGTATAGCGATCTCGCTGCCGGCTACGTTCACACGTAACGTCTTGATTGCGGGGTGCCTCATCAACTGGGACGGGACGAACGCCTACTATCGGGGAACGTCGCTCATCAAGGTAAACGCCACAACGCATACCCTCGCAATTGTGGACTCTCTAGTCACCGTCCACACGTCGCTCTTCGGTGTGCTCGGGCTCAACACGAATCCGATCATCGTAACCGGGACGTCATTCGTAACGGTCAGCACGACGTGGGCCGGCATGTTTCTCGGCGGATGCAGCAACCTGATTGCGTCGGGATGCACCTTCGATATGTCAGCAGTCACGTCGGGAGCGCACCAGGCGTGGGCCCCGGCGACCACCATCGTGAAGGTTTCGTTCGTGGGGAACATCTTCAAGGCTGGCACCGGTAGCTTGGGGCTGAACGTCCTGCTTTCGATCGACTCGGCATCTACGTTCCTGACGGAATCAGGCAACGTATTCAGCGGTTTCACTGCGGGGAATGAGGTGTGCGGGGCTTTCCTCGTGAGCAGCGCAGCGTTGCCGAAAATCAAAATCTCGAATCGAGACACATCTGTGGAACTCCTGACCACGCAAGCGGCAGCGTACACGGTAAACCCTCATCTCTACGGGCAGACGACGGTCGCGCAAACTGCCGCGGGGGCGACGCCGGCGATCAATGCGACAGTTGGCGTCCCTCCCGAGGGGAGCATCTGGACCATTTCGATCTACAACACGTCGGGCGGATTGAGCACTTATTCATTCGGTACAAGTTTCATGGCTACTACTCCGACGCTGGCTATCCCGAATGGCAAGCATGGCATCTATTCGTTCCGGTCGATCCGTGACGCCGTCGGCGGGATGTTGGTGCCCATGGGCGCGCAGGTGATTCAGGGTTAAGGAGATCCCGATGGCATTCGAGAACATGTACGACACGAGCCCGGCGTATCAAGACCCCTTCGCGGGCATGTCGCCCGCCGACAAGGCGAGGGCTCAGCAGAACGACATCGAACTCGGCGGCAACGGCAGCGGGGAAGCGCTGCGCATCCGTCGCGGGGAACTCACTCAAGGAAGCGGGAACTTCAACCAAGCAGCGTACGACCAACTC